GATCGAAGTTGATTAATCCCGGCATGGATTCTTCCCTTATGAGCATATTTTAAAATAGAGTCTATAAAGGTCGTGTGTGCTTTATTAATTTCACGAGCCTTAGCTATCTTTTTTACAATAGGATGAGGATGATTAACTAAAAAGTTCTTAGTAAAACTAGGGGCCTGGGTCTTTTCTGTGCGTTCATAAACTAGCTTCAATTTCTCAAAGACTTGTGCTATACTTCTCGCCGCCCAAATCTGCACATCTATACCTGTTTCTTTCTTGACATCTCCCAATAACTGGTTTTCCATAGTTGCCAAGTTTTTTTTATGTTTATGGGCTGCTCCTTCATTAACTCTTACCCCCTTCATACGCATATCTATTAAACAGGGTAAAAGATCTGTTTCTAAATCAAAAATAGAATCACAATCTTCTTGATAAATTTCATATTTCATTTCTTTCCATAAGCGTAAAGTAAGATCTGCGTCTTTTTCAGCATACTCTCCAACATACATGGCCGGAAGCTTATACATCTCGGACTTGGGATCAACGCCCAAGGCGCTTGCAGCTTCTCTTAAAGCTGTTTCATTTTTTCCTTCTCTCAGATATTCCCTGGACAAAGAATTAAGATCATATTTAAATCTGTTTTCGTTGACAATTCCCGCAGCAATCATCGTATCAATAATTTTTCCGTTAAGTTTCATGTCGGGAAGTGTCTTAATCCAACAGACATCATACATCGCATTGTGAAAAACTTTAGGGGTATCGGTCTTTAGAATCGTTCTAAACCAGTCAAGGACTTTGACTTTGTCCATATTGCCCCCGCCTTCATGAGCGATAGGGTAATAGCCTTTCCAACCATCGACCGCGACTGCAATGCCTGTTATCTCTCCATTATTAGTAGCGGAACCGGAACCTCGAGTTGTTAAGTTTGTATCTTTAGTTTCTAAATCGATTGCAATTTCCTTGGCCTCTTTAAGGTCAGGAAATTCGGTAGGTTCTAACCATTCTGTTTGAGCTTTATAAAGTGAAATCATATAGTATAGAAAGTATATCTTAACGTTAATTCCTCTCCTTTCTTAATGTCTTGTCCTGTAATTAAATTCCATTTCTTATAATGATACTGATGGCCTTGTAAATCTTCACTGGTCATACGCAGTTGGGCTTTATCACAATTGGGTGTATTGGAATGATTAATAAATCCTCCGAGTGGTGTTCTAAAGATGGTGTCACCTATTTTAAGATGAGTCATCCCCAAGTTAGTTCCTTGTTTAATTTCTTGATCGGCAAAGAGTCCGAGCTCATGGATGCCAGACTTTTTAATGGTTACGGATTCTGGTAGGGGTTTATACATCTTGATAATCCCTTTCAATAATCATATCAATCATATGCTTAGCTTTTTCTAAATCTTGCTTTCCTCCTTTATCTTGATGTCTTACTATGTATTTAATAACACTTCCTTCAGGATATAACAATTTATTTTCTGTCACAAATTGACTAGGTTGCATTTTATATTTGATATAATGTTTTCCTCCTACTTGTTTTTTCCATACACTCATATCTGATAAAAATTATTCTCCTTTGGTGAAAGAATATATAAAGTATGTTGAGTCCTTGTAATGCCTGTATAAAACTGTCGATGAACAGGATCCGGATTACGCTCATAAGATTTAGAAGCATTCCAAGATAGATCGGGCATCAAGGTAACTTTTCGTGATTCTCCTCCTTTAGCTCCATGAATAGTAGACAAAGTAATTCTAGGAGGTTTACTTAAATCTTCTCCATTTCTTTGCATAGATTCAATGTAGTTAACCGTGCGATTATCACACTCTAGAGCTTGAGACCACGGCCTATTTTCAAGAAGTCCATGTTGTTCTTGGCATTCTTTCATGGTGTAACTTTTATCAGGCATCATTGTTTTGCAGGTTTTAAATCCTCTTCGTAATTGCTTTTTCTTTACACCAAGATAACTATAAATTCGTTTAACGGATTCAAAGGGAAGTTTAATTCCTTTTCTCCACTCTTCCCATTCTAATAGCGCTCTTAAAAAATTTTCTGAAACACGTTTACTCCCGGTGGTTTGATAAGGATAGCCCCATGATTCTAAATAATCTTTAACTCTATCTAGCATATAGTTAGCACTGGCCAGCACTAACATCTTTCCTTCTTTAAAATCCACTGAACGCAAACTATGCACCCAATGAACTTCTCCTTCTTCATCTCTCGGTTTCCATATTTTAGGTTGCCTTTTAGAAAGTCTATTTACTATTAGATCTGCAAGTTTATGTACCTTGGATGGAACTCTATAAGATTGAGTAAGAACTGTTCTTTTTCCTTGTAAACCTAAAAAATGATCTACATCCGCTCCTTGAAAAGTATAAATAGCTTGGTCATCATCACCGGCTATAAAAGATTTGTTTGAATTCTTTTCCAGCAGATGCACCATTTGCCATTGAAGCCAGTTTAAATCCTGGGCCTCATCAACAAACAGCACATCTAACTGAGGAGCAAGTTGCTTTTGAACAACTATTTCGATGAAATCAGTAAAATCATATTTATGATGACTCTTTTTAAATATAGGTAAGGCTTGGTTAATTCGTTGGAGTTTTAACCAATTAATCTTTCCACCATGTTCATTACGATCATACTGCTCTTCAATGCTGATGCCTCGATACCGAGCGAGATTAATTTGATTGAGATATTCATTTTTAGAAATAACCATCCCCGTTTCATCCACACTGGTTTCTGTATTAAAATTAATTACTCCGATCCATGTAGCAAATGCTTGATAGTCTGCAGTTTTCATGAGTTGGGTAGAAGGATCAATCCCTAATAATCTAACAGCCATGGAATGAAGTGTGCGAAAATAAGGTAAATCTTTTTCATTCAAGTCAAAGCCCTCAATTTTTTGTGCTCTTGCAATGGCTTCAACGTTGGCCCTTTTACTAAAGGAAACATAGCCAATACGATCAGGCTTAATTCCTTCTTTTAAAGCTTCTGTAACTTTTTGTAATAGTGTCTGTGTTTTGCCCGTTCCTGGAGGGCCAAATATAATTTCTCTATTCATTAAAAACTTCCTTTCGTTATTGTGGGTAATGGTTCGGTCGTATTTTTAGGACGTTCAAAAGCTTTGACCACCATTACTCGGACATTCATCTCATATATTCGAAGTCTTCTTTCTTCTACTCCAAAATATTCTTTAAGACGATGAGCTGTTTTGTTGTGTTCAAGTGCTTTCCATTTAGCACGTTCTAAAAATTTCCAAAAATCTTTATACCTAAAATATGTTTCTCCCTCTTCAGTATAAGGGACACCTCTATTTAAATCTTCTTTAACTCTTCCTTTAGCTCGGTTGGTACAAAAATCTTCTAAGTAACCCCTTAGCTGTTCTTTAATGGATAAACTTTCAGGAGCTTCTATTTCTTCGAGGTTTTTATAAAGTTGTTTTAAGAGTTTAGTCCAAATAATTTTAGAAACTCCAGGAACAATTAAATTGATTTGATCCATGCATGCTTTTTGAAATTTATCTTGTTTTTGTAATTCTTCTGTATCTAATTCTATTGGTTTACCATTTACATTTAAAAACCATATAGGAGGAAAACATGTTAGCTTTCTTAAACTATTTAAATCTGGCATTGAAGACCCCTCCCCAATTCCAAATTCTCGAGTCTGACAAGTCATAGAATCGCAATGAGCACAAATGGGTTGATCTTTACAGGTATAATTATAATCTTTTTTTCCTAGGGATTTAATGATGGTCATAACTTCTTGAGGATTGAGAGGAGGATTCATATATTTAGAGTTATAAATTCCTAATTGATCTTGCCAGTTATCTGGATGTGCTTTCTTAAGATAAACCCCTAAATTATACAGACCATTATTCCGTGAGCCCTCAGGAAATCCTTCATTACATAAAATATCTAAACACGGAGGTCCCTTCTTGATAGGTGAATCTTCGGTTTTAATATGAATGGAATTAAAATCTTTTCTCTCAATACCATATTTTTCATACATGAGAAAAAACTCTTCTAGAGTAGCTGCTTCGCCATTGTCTTTAATAGCATATCGTGTTGTTTGATTTCCGTGATGATAAGGAAGATTTAAAAAATTTCCTGTATCCCCTCGATCAACTAATATTTTGGTTTGTTTTGGAAAAATTTCACATTCAGAATAACCTAACGCAGCTGCTAACTCTTTTAATTTAGCTTGCATTGCTTCGGCTTCTATAAATTCTTTAGTAAATAAAAATACATGAGCCCCTCCACTTTTGGACCTACATAAAATAAAGGGAATATTCTTTTTTCGAATTCGTGTTATAAAAGTTTTATGGTCAAAATTATATTGATCAATATCAATACATCCCCATTTACATTGACTGTCTGCATTAATAGGAATGATGCCTAAGGCTGGATCTTTTCCTTCAAGATGATCGTGCCAAAGTCGATCTGTCACTATATCTTTTTTAATAAATGCTTTTCCTTTGACTTTTTCACCGTTGGTGAGAGAAACTTTAGAAACATACTGTCCGTATGCACTATTAAGACCTTGAAATATATTTTTAAATCTTTCTACTGTCATAATTTTCTAATGGGGACGTCCCCCGCTAGGTTGACGTCCCACGCTTTTACCCTCGAGTAAAACTTAGAAAGAAGTCGCAGACTTTTGTGCTTCTTCATCAGAAGACACATTAGTCTTGATCGCTCCTTCTTTAAATTTGTTAGAAAAATCTGATGCCATCTTAAAAAGATTTCCATCTTGATTATAACCATCTCTCGTAACTTTCCATCCAAACCAACTTCCTTTCGAATTTGATTGTGGTACAGAAGTTAAACGATAAATGTGGCTATAAATAGACGGAACGTACATGCCTTTAGCACCTTTTTCCGTCCAACCATTCATCTCGGCCATCCAATCCTTGCTTACTCTATTTTGAGAAGCCTTCATGGTAATGACTGAAATAGTAGGCACTCCATTTAAAAGAATTACAAAATGATATGAAGTTCGTTCAAGATAATTACCATTAGATAATCTATCTTTAAACCCTTTATCTCTTGTAGTTTCATTTTTTAAAGGAGTATCTTCAGGGTGAACTACAGGTCTTCCAACAGAAGATCCTCGTTCGGCCCATTCAAGATATTTTCTTTCGTAATGACAAGGAACGACTTTTATCCCTTCAGTTCCGCTATAAACTTTTTTAGTGGCACTATTTAATATCATTCCAGGTTCTGCGCCTTGAATGTATCTATTGTCACTTTTGTTTACTTGCGGAGATAAAGGCATCAATATCTTTAAGAAAGGCATTGATAAATCTT